ATGTTCATGAGCAACCTGGCTCTGTACACCATCCTCGCTTATGCGAGAAGGGGCTTTGACGCGCTGGTCTGTGATTTCATGGAGGAGGTCATAGACAGAAAGACTGGGGCCTCCATCTTCTTCCCTCATAAGAAGGATTGCACGTTTGTGCACGGGAAGATCTACCGCAGACAGTTCCTTCTCGACAACCACATCGTCTGGCATCCGGATGTCAAATGCCATGAGGACAGCGGCTATAACCTGCTGGCGATCAAGGTCGCCAAGGAGGTCCGCTTCTGCCAGATCCCGCTGTATCTGTGGAAGTGGCGCGACGGCTCCATCTGCCGCAAGGACCCTCTGTATGTTCTTAAAACCTATACCCGGATGATTTACTCCAACGGGTGGTTGGTGAAGGATTTTCTGGATCGCGGCATGGTGGAGGATGCGAAGTTCCATGCCTGCACTTTGATGTATGGCACGTACTTTATGCTGAATAAACCGATCTGGCTTGATCCCATGAACGCGAAGTACCGCAGCGAGACGGAAGCCTGCTTTCAGGAGTATTACAAAAAGCACCGAGACCTGATCCGCAGCATTGACCCGGCAGTGGAGAAGCGCATCATTCAGGGAACTAAGAGAAGGGTCCTGAAGGAAGGCGTTATCTTAGAGCAGTTCACCTTCGAGGATTGGCTCAAGCACATCGAAGAACTGTGAGGTGCGCCATGAAGAATGTATTGATTGTCGGTGTTGGGAACATCGGCAGCAGACTGTACCGGGAATACGGGAAATTGGCTCCGGACCGATACGACCCTTATAAGGGCTATGACGAGAAGCGGGATATCCGGTACGACTTTGCTTTCATCGCTACGGACACACCAATGAACGGTGATGGCTCCTGCGATCTGTTGCAGGTCCGGGCAGCGCTCGCTGAGACGGATGCGGAGGTCTATGTGCTCCGTTCCACGGTGCCGCCTTCAACCACAGAAAAGCTGAGATCGGAAACGAGCAAGCGGATCGTGTTCTCTCCCGAGTTTTATGGAACGACCCAGCACTGCGACGAGAACACCTTCGATTTTTCCTTTACGATTCTCGGCGGCGAGAAGGAGGACTGCAATGCCGTAGTCCAGCTGCTACAGGAAGTGTATGATGCCCGTCACCGGTTCCGGATCACGGACAGCACAACCGCTGAGCTGGCAAAGTACATGGAGAACTGTCTGCTCGCGGCGCGGGTTTCCTTCTGCGTCCAGTTTTGGGAGATCGCCAAGGCGTATGACGTCAGCTATCCGGAGCTGCGGGAGCTTCTCTTGAATGACGAGAGGTTCAACCGGGCACACACTTTTGTCTACGACGGCCATCCTTATTGGGAGAGCCATTGTTTTGACAAGGACCTGGCCGCGATTGCAACCGTAGCCGATGCTCCGCTGATAGAAGGAGTGATCCGGTACAACGACAGGTGCAAGGCCAGATATGGAAAGACCGAAAAGTGAATACAGGTCAGGTAAACGAGAGTCGCTACGGCGGCTCTTTCATTTTGCATAAGGAGGACAAGGAATATGCGAGAGTTCTGGAATTCTATTCAACTCATCTTTGCCGCTGTGGGAGGCTGGCTTGGCTGGTTCCTCGGCGGCTGCGATGGACTACTGTACGCGCTGATCGCCTTCTGCATCATAGATTATCTCTCTGGTGTAGCTTGCGCGATTAGTGACCACAACCTTTCCAGCCAGATTGGATTTAAGGGCATTTTCAAAAAGGTGCTCATCTTCCTGCTGGTGGGTATCGGCCACATCCTTGATACCCATGTGATCGGCTCCGGCAGCGTACTGCGCACGGCAGTGATCTTTTTCTATCTCTCCAACGAGGGCGTGAGCCTGATCGAGAACGCCGCGCATCTGGGTCTGCCGATCCCGGAGAAGCTGAAGGACGTACTGGAGCAGCTCCATGACCGAGCAGAGAAAGGCGGTGACGAGTGATGGCATACACGAACAGCCCAATGGTGGCATACAAGAAACTGAGCCCGAATCACTCCGGGCAGAGAACACACAGCATCGACCGCATCACGCCTCACTGCGTGGTCGGCCAGTGCACAGCGGAGGGCCTCGGTGACTGGTTTGCATTATCCAGCACCCAGGCTTCTTCTAATTATGGCATCGACAAGGATGGTCGGGTCGGGCTCTACGTTGAGGAGAAGAACCGCTCATGGTGCTCCTCCAGCAGCGCCAACGACCAGCGGGCCATCACGATCGAGTGCGCCTCTGACACTTCTGAGCCGTATGCTTTCCGGGACGTGGTCTACCAGACGCTGATCAAGCTCTGCACAGACATCTGTCAGCGCAACGGAAAGAAGAAGCTCCTGTGGCTGGGCGACAAGGATAAGACCCTGAATTACAGTCCGGCTGCCGATGAGATGATCCTGACGGTCCATCGGTGGTTTGCCAACAAGTCCTGTCCGGGAAACTGGATGTATGCCCGCATGGGTGATCTTGCCTCGAAGGTAACCGCGCAGCTTGGCGGGACCAAAAAGGAGCCTGAGAAGACGACCGGCATGCAGGCCAGCGCCTTTGCCAGCCTGTCCGAGGGTGATGTGATCAAGAAGGTCGGCAGCCTCTTTACTGCGGACCAGAAGAAGTCCGGCATCCTCGCTTCAGTGTCGCTGGCGCAGTTCATTCTGGAATCCGGCTATGGAAAGACTGAGCTCGCGCAGAAGGCAAATAACTGTTTCGGGATGAAGAAATCCCTGTCCGGGAATACTTGGTCCGGTTCCACATGGGACGGCAAGTCTGTGTATAAGAAGAAAACGCAGGAGGATGATGGAACCGGAAAGCTGTATACCATCACAGCCGAGTTTCGTAAGTATCCCTGCGTCGAGGACTCCATCGGAGATCACAGCGCCTACCTGCTGGGAGCCAAGAATGGCAGCAAGCTCCGCTATGCCGGGCTGAAGGGCTGCACGGATTATAAGAAGGCTATCCAGATCATCAAGGATGGCGGCTACGCTACGGACACCAGTTACGTGAGCAAGATCTGCTCCATCATTGAGCGGTGGAACCTCACGCAGTATGACGTGAAGGTTGCTCCGGCTCCGGAGCCTGATCCTAAGCCAACGCCGGACAAGCCTGCCGTACCATTCCTCGTGAAGGTATCCATCGGCAACCTGAACATACGAAAGGGGCCTGGAACCAACACCAAGCGTACTGGTATTTATACGGGCAAAGGAGTGTTCACGATCGTGGACACATCACCCGGACGCGGAGCTTCCCTGTGGGGTAAGCTCAAATCTGGCGCGGGCTGGATCAGCCTCGACTACTGTACACGGCTTTGAAACATTCGCCTGTCGGCTGTCCTTCGGGATGGTCGGCAGGCGCTTTTTTTTATGTCCTGAAGCAGAAAAATCAGATAGTTATCCGGGCGGCTATAATTTTTGGCTCTATGCAGGCATGGGACGGCAGAGGGATGGACAAGTTCCCTCGGAAGGGAGAACGAGAATATGCAAGTGACGAAGATTACAGCTCCGCCTGAAGCGCCCACGCCTGCCGCCCGTCAGCTTACCGACAAGCAGTTCTATGATGAGATCAACTATCACCGGGCAGAAAAGATGACACAGAAGATGCTCGATGCGGGCCTCATCACCTCCGAAGAACACGACAGAATCCTGGCTGAAGCCCGCAAAATCTTTGTGCCGTTTCTGGCCGAGCTGCTGTGAAAATTGAGTTGCTATGTGTCCGCTTTAGAGCGAACATCGGACTGCGAACGGAGGTGAGACCATGAAAAAGATAACGAAAATCGAGCCTTCTTCGGCTCGACCTACGGCAGCAAAAACACGAGTCGCTGCCTACTGCCGGGTGTCAACCGGGATGGACGACCAGCTGGTCAGCTTGGAGACGCAGAAGAATCATTACAAAGAGCTGATTGGCACCAATCCAGAATGGGTTTACGCGGGCCTGTATTACGACGAAGGCATCAGCGGGACCAGTAAGGAAAAACGACCTGCATTGCAGCGGATGATCGCGGATTGTGAGAAGGGTCTCATAGACCGGATCATGACCAAGTCATTAAGCCGCTTTGCCCGCAACACCACGGACTGCCTTGAGCTGGTCCGGAAGCTCCTGGACCTCGGGATTACGATTTATTTCGAGAAGGAAAACCTCGACACCGGCTCGATGGAGTCGGAGCTCCTGCTTTCGATTATGAGCAGCCTTGCGGAAAGCGAGTCGGTTTCCATCTCAGAGAACAACAAGTGGGGCGTCCGGCACCGGTTTGAAAACGGGACCTTCAAGATTGCTTACCCGCCATACGGATACGAATCGCAGGATGGCGTGATGGTGATCAACGAGGAGGAAGCCAAGTGGGTGCGCTGGATTTTTGAACAGGCCCTAAGCGGTGTGGCCAGCGCGAGGATCGCAAAGCAGCTGAATGAGAAGCAGGTGCCTTCCCGCAGGAATGGGAACTGGACGCCTACCACCATCCGAGGGATGCTCACGAACGAGAAGTACATAGGCGACTGCCTCTTCCAGAAGACCTACTCAGATTTCCGATTTAAGCGGCACACCAATAACGGAGAGCGCGACCAGTTCTACATGGAAGATCATCACGAGGCGATTATCAGCCGGGAGAATTTTGAAGCGGTCGGTGCTCTCATTCAGCAGCGGGCACAGGAAAAGAACATCAGGAAGAACGATCCGCGTTTCCAAAGACGATACCCATTCACCAGTAAGCTCGTTTGCGGCGAGTGCGGTAGCGTTTTTAAACGGCACGTCAATTCGACCGGAAGCCTGAAGTACCCGGTTTGGGTCTGCAAGCAGCACTTAGAAGACGTCAGCTCCTGCAGCATGAAATCTATCCGGGAATGTGATCTGGAATACGCCTTCACCACCATGATGAACAAACTGATCTATGGAAAAAAAGCAGTGCTGGATACGCTGCTTGATGGCATCCGGGGAGAAACGCATAAGGAGAACCTGCGCCGGATCGACGCGATCGACCAGAAGCTGGAGCAGAACGTGGAGCGGCGGCAGACCCTGACCACCATCATGACGCGAGGCTACCTGGACCCGGCGCTCTTCACGCAGGAAAGCAACGACCTCGCTGCCGAGGCAGATGCCTTGACAGCGGAAAAGGATCAGCTGGTGAAGGAAATCTCCGGCAACCTTCATAAGACGGATGCACTCGGTGATTTGATTCAGTACGCAGGACACGCGCAGCCCAGCACTTCTTTTGACGGAGCTCTGGTGGAGCGGTTTCTGGACCACGCGGTGCTGCAGACCAGAGACGAGATTGTTTTCCATCTCAAATGCGGCCTGCGTCTGACAGAAAGGATCGGTGAGATATGAGCAGAGGACACACACCCTATGGCTACCGCATAGAAAACGGCATCGCGGTCATCTGCGAGGAGCAGGCAGAGCAGATCCGGAAGATTTACGCAGGTTACCTTGGCGGCTTTTCCCTGAGAAACGCTGCGAAGGAAGCCGGAATGAACGCGACGCATTCTTCGGTGAAGCGGCTCCTTCAGAATCCCCATTATCTGGGTGACGACTTCTACCCGGCGATCATCGACAGAGAAACCTTCGATGCCTTTGAAGTCGAACGCCAGCGGCGGGAAGAAGCGCTGGGCCGGGATAAGCGGGAGAAGAAAACGGTGGAGGCCGGTCCTGCTCCGACATCCTTCTGGATGAGACCAGCGACGCAGACCTTCAGCGATCCATACCAGCAAGCAGAGTACTTATACAGTTTGATCGAAAAGAGAGGTTAATATGGCAACAGTGACAATGATACCTGCACGACCTACGGTCGGCGCGAGGAAGAAAACAGAAGAAGTTCCAAAGCTCCGGGTGGCGGCTTACTGCCGCGTCTCCACGGAGACCGACGAGCAGGCAACAAGCTACGATGCTCAGATTGAGCATTACACGGATTACATCGAAAAGCATCCCGGCTGGGAGCTGGCTGGCATTTATGCCGATGACGGTATCTCCGGGACCAACACTAAGAAGCGAGAAGAATTCAATCGCCTGATCGATGATTGCATGGCAGGCCGGGTGGATATGGTGGTGACCAAGTCCATCTCCCGGTTTGCCCGCAACACCCTCGACTGCCTGAAATACATCCGGCAGCTCAAGGACAAGAACATCGCCGTGTTCTTTGAAAAAGAAGGGATCAACACCTTGGACGCAAAGGGTGAAGTCCTGCTCACAATCATGGCATCCCTTGCCCAGCAGGAAAGCCAGAGCCTATCCCAGAACGTCCGGCTGGGATTGCAGTACCGCTACCAGCAAGGAAAGGTGCAGGTCTGCGCTAACCGCTTCCTCGGATACGACAAGGACGAGGATGGAAACCTGGTCATTAATCCGGAGGAGGCTGAGGTGGTGAGACGCATCTACCGGGAGTACCTTAGCGGCCAGAGCTACTACGCCATCGGGCAGGGGCTTACGGCGGACGGCATCCGGACGGCGGCTGGAAACGACTTCTGGCTGGCCAGCACTCTGAAGAAAATTCTGACAAACGAGAAGTACATCGGGGACGCGCTCCTGCAGAAGACCGTCACCACGGACTTCCTGAATAAGAAGCGAGTCGCCAATAAGGGAATCGTCCCACAGTACTATGTGGAGAACAGCCACGAGGCCATCATTCCTCGGGAGCTTTTCCTGCAGGTGCGGGAGGAAATGGTGCGCAGGGCGCGGGTGAAGACCGGAACAGGAAAGCGGCGAGTCTACAGCGGGAAGTACGCGCTTTCCCATCTGATTTACTGCTCCGACTGCGGCGATCTTTACCGGAGAACACAGTGGTACCTGAAAGGCGAGCATGTCCCGGTCTGGCGCTGCGTCAGCAGGCTGGAGAAAAGGAAGTCCGGCATCGACTGCCCATCACGCACCCTGTACGAAACGGACCTGCACACGGCAGTTATCACGGCCTTTAATCAGATGATCGAGCAGAAGGATGAATTCCTACCGGGCATGCGGCTGGCAATGGACCGGGCTCTTGCTCAGAACAATAGCCCTCGGGTGGCAGAGATCGACGCACGGTCAGAGGAGCTGCAGAAGGAGCTCCTGAAGAAGGCCAACGCCAAGCAGGGGTATGAGGAACTGGCCGACGAGATTGATGCGCTCCGGGAAGAAAAGCAGGCCCTTCTTCTGGAGGACGCCAACCGCACGGCCATGAAGCAGCGGCTGGACGAGCTCGAAGCCTTTCTGGACGAGCGTCAGGAGCCGGTGACGGACTACGATGAAGGAATGGTCCGGAGGCTGATCGAGCGGATCACCGTTTTCGAGGATCACCTCGAATTTGAATTCAAATGCGGCCTTGAGACCGAGGTACAGATGTAAACAGAGCCATCACGCAGGCGCTCCTCCGGGAGCGCCTTTTTACGTTTGCAGGGTAGAAATCCGCAGTGGGATGTGCTATACTTATCCAGTCATAGGTTGATTTTTGAGAGAGGAAGTCAGATGCTTCAGAATAACGTGGAGATGGATTTAAAGATGCGCCTGATCGAGAGCGGCCAGACCCAGACGGAGGTTGCGGAGAAGCTCGGTGTGTCCCTTTCCTATGTAAACCGCATCACCAAGGGCCGGGAGCAGATTGTCAATAAGACTTTTGTAAAGATGATGGATGAGCTCGGCTATGATGTGGAGTTGACATATAAGAAAAAGGCAGCCGACTGAGGCTGCGGCAAATCGGAATTTGCTGAGGAGGAGAATGGAGAGTATTGGGAAGCATATGAAAACAACAATAGAAACGCTATGGATGATTTTGGATTTATTTGAAGAGCTTGGGGTCACATACTGGTTGGATGGGGGCTG